AGACGAGTCCCACAGCCGTGGGTCTACAGGCACCCAGTTGTTGAGTAGGCGTACCATGCGTTCCCTGTCCTGATGCTGAACGACAAGGCGCAGCAGTCCCTTGAACATGGGCTTGAAGCCGGTCTCTGCCAGCAGCCGAGCCTTGAGTTCTAGGTTCTGTTCAGCGCCACGCACAGTAGCGTTCACTGCAGCACGAGTAGTTGACTGTAGTACATCAGGGTCCAAGCCCTGTGAGGCAGCGGTCATGCCCGTGCGATCTTCTTTCATGCTGTCCAGATATTCGACCATAGGAAAGGCGTCACGCCCCAAGAAAGGTACGTCTAATTGTTGAACCATTCCGGGCTGTCGCATCCTAATGACCGAACCCACTTCTGGGTTAAGCACATCGTCTAGATCCACCATACCGTCTACCACACTAGTCCGAGGATATAGTGCGAACGAGAGAGAGTCCAACATACCCCGAAGTACCATAGATTTGATTTTCTGTAGGTCCTCGGTCAGTGATGCCGTATCGCCCCCGAAGAACACATGGGGCTCAGGGTCTGTCTGGAACACAGCGAACGGAATGTCGGAAGCTGGTTCGTTGTTCACGACCTCCATCGCATCGCCTATAGTACAGATACGTCGAAGCTCGGCTATGCCGTCGCCATCATAATCGACCTTGCACCACGCCTCGATATAAAGCACACGCTTCTGTGTAACGTCATACGCCTCGGCGCTGGTATCCTCGTGGCGAGCCCAATACTCATCGCTGTCATTGAAGACAGTCTGATCCGTGAGGTGCTCGTCTAGTTCATCTTTATCGTACCCTAGCGCGACAAGGGAACTGACTGTGGCCAGCGTCCTGTGCCCGACCACCCGAGCGTTGTCCATACTGGTAGCTGATGCGTCCACAAAGAACTCCTCTGGAGGCATCGTTTCGATCTTGACCTTGTTTCTTTTTCTCTCGCGTCGAAGCTCGACGTTGTATATCTGTGGGGCTGGCATCCCCTGCGCTTCCATCTGTGCAGCTTGTTCTTGGGTGACACCCGGAGCCGGTTGGGGCTCAACACTGACAGCCTCTACCCCCTCCTCTTGCAGCAGAAGCGCGAGTTGCCCTTCATCCAGTCCATCGAATGTGTGACTCTGCACATCAATCGAGTCGTCGTACCACCACTTAACGATACCACCCCGATTCATCAATGCGTCCTTGAACACCGAATAGAATAGACCCACCACATTCGGCTGGTCTTCTCGGATCACATAGTTCACATAGTCCGTGGCCTGCTCTGCCGCCTCGACATCTTCAGCCGAGCGGGGTACGAACTCGCACACCTTCTCCGAGCCGAAGAAGACACGCATAAGGCTAGGCAGACATGCTGCGACAGAATCCCGAATATCACGAGACACGACCGCTGATCTGCCCTCGACCTCGTTGCCGTATGGTTCCCCGAGGTATTGTCGGGTAGCCTTGGCACGGATCGGACTTATCTCGTCATCTATAAATTGTATCGCGTCTTGTATGTATTGCCGGACCTTAGACTGAAGGTCCTCCTCAGACATACCGACGCCCGCCTCGGTCTCGACTTGATCTATTTCGCTATACGCCAAAGTGATTCACCTGATATGGGGGCGTTGCTTGAAAATAGGGATGGCCCCCCGAGGGTCAACCCAAGTCTGCCATCTCCATTACTACCTCTGCCAATTGATACCACATGGAACTACCACGCTCGTAGCCCTCCGACACAAGGAACTCCTCTATATGATCGTCGGCTGTCATCCCGAAGAACACATGGTTGCCGTTCTTGAGCTTACGGTAGTAGCCCGGATACAACTTAGTGAGATTCATGCGCTTTAGGGTACCCTTCCGAGTGTGTCGGTTCCGGGCCTTGGATACCTTGTATGATTCTACTGCCTTGGCTAACGCAAGTGCCAGCCTATCATCCGTGCTCATCCAGAATCTCGTAGTCCGGGTCAGTCACCTCTTCTGGTGCTATTCTTCTGCGTTCGCCACTTGCCTTGAGCGCATCTATGAAGTCTTCACTAAATGTCATAGTGACCGACGCACCGGCTTCAGTACGACCGTATGCCGGTTTGTTGTACCTCTCAGCGATCCACTGGTTCACCTGCGTCTGAAGTCTAGCAGACTGAACCTCATCAGGATCATGGTTGTGGGCGATGTTGTACGACTCCTCGACTAGCAGGTCTGCTATAAGTCTCTTAGCAGCCTGCCAGTTATTCCATCTCTCATCTGTGTGGTGTAGCCACTGATAGAATAGACCCGAGGATACATCTACCCCCGTCTTATCCTTCACACGCCAGAGCATCTTAGCCACCGTGCGTTCTTTGATGTACAACTCTATAACCTTCTCCTCTTCTAGGGTGTCGAGTGCCTTGTGTGCTCGTCTAGTGATTCGCTTACTTGCCATATCTGCCTTTCCTTTTGGGCTTGTATTTTCTCCAAGATGCCCAGCCTTGGATGATCTGCTCCAGCTTGATCGACAGTTCCCGCTCACTTAGGCGTCTGCCTGTCTCGTGATATCTTAGCGGATCATTAGGTGGTAGTCCTCTGTTTTCCAACCTGATGATGAGGTTCTGGATACTCTTCCTAATGTCTGCTGCATCATCCTCCGATACACACTTCTCTATCGGCATCAGATCGAACTCCATCAGCAGGCGCACGGTGTCCTCTATGACTAGGGCCATTGTGACTCCTCGTCTGGTAATGCCTCACGCATCGTCAGGGTACGGTAATTCCACTCGATAGGGATCTCCCGAGTAGGACCGTGGCGGTTCTTATTAAGCAATATATGTGTTTTCGATGTCTGGTTGTCTCTAACGAATCGAGAATGATCCAAGCATAAGACCTGATCTGCTGATGCCTCTAATATCATTCCCCCCCAGAGCGATTGAGGTTTCGGGGAGGTATCGTATGCAGCCGATGTAACCCGATTGTACTGGCTGAGTGCGAGCACGATGGCCTTCTTGTTCACAGCCCACGCCCGAAGCTCAGTGATAATCTCCTGCATAGCTTTCTGGATCGCTTCCTCTGTACCGTGCTGGATAAGCTGAAGATAGTCCACGATGATGTAGCGGCATCCCTCCTCTTCGTAGGATCGCTTAACAAATTCCACGACGTCACCCCACTTGGACAACACCTCGTTCGGTACCCACAGCGCAGGCAGGTCAGCGATCTTAGTCCGAGCACCATCCCAAGACTCTTGAGCGAATCCCCCCCGCTCTATCTTAGAGATCGGTACACCACTGATGATGCTGTACGCTCTCGTGGCTAACTGATAGCTAGACATCTCCAGTGTGACATACGCTACAGGCCAGCCAGCCTTGAGTGCACTCGCACAGCAGTTGAGTGCGAAGTTCGATTTACCGTGCCCAGGATTTCCGGCTGCTATGATCGTCCATCCCAATGCCCACCCAACACCGCCTCCATCTGATAGGCATACGGAGTTGAGCATCCCGAGTGGTGTAGGCACTGCTTCAATCTCTCTGGTCTGACGTTCTGGGAACTTGTCCAGAAACTCCTCCGACATGAGGTCTCTCATCCGTCACGCCTCCAGTCTCTGCCCACGTTGTGCTCCGATGTCGGCTTGGCCTCCAGTGCTTCCATAACCCACCTCTCTCGTCTCTCTGGATTGCGGAGGAATGATTCTGGCAACAGCCAACTCTTCCTCTTTGAATGCCACTCGCTTGCCTTCACTTTTCGACAGACTGCCCTGAACAGGTCCAGAGGATTGTCCGAGTCTGCCAAGTGCTCCGACCACAGAGCCTTCAGAATCCTCCGGCGTGTATCGGTCAGCTTGTACTGAGTCTTGCCCTTGGGGTTTCCTAGCTCTTCGATGTACACATCCCACGTTGCCCGTATGTTGTAATCTTCTAGTGGAATATGCTTTGTTATTGTCGCTTGGGTGTCCCGCGACTGTACCGCAGGTGTCGCAAGCTCCGAGGTCTTATAGCTAGAAAAGGCTTGGTAGCTGGCATTACAGACGGTGATGAGTGTACCAAGCCTAGTGGTTTCGCAGGTGATCATACC